AACCCGACCTACAGGAGAGGGGACTGGTAGAGTACCACAGGACACTCAGTATGGTGACTGGCTTTTGGGGCAAGATAAAAAACTAAAGATCAAGACTTTGGGTAATGAACAGAAGGTTAGATATTTTGAACGCTTGGCAAAGAAGGAAGGGTCAGGCCAAAAGGCTATCAGGAAAATGATTAGAGAAGATGGCAGCGAAAGAAGTTTAAAGGACTTGGAGAGATTGTATGGCAAGCCTAGTGCAATCAAACCAAAGATTAAACCAGAGGTAGCTACTTCACAAATCAAGACTTCACCTGTCATGGGAACTAATGGAGTTGATAAGTATTTAGTTGATAATGATATTGCTAAAACTTCACAAGAGTTTATTGAAGATAGTCTTGACAGTTTAGAGAAACTTGGTGGATTGACTAAAACTAATGTCAAAAAAATGCGTAAATTTATGAAAAAAACAAAATTAATAAATCATTTTAATATGAAAGGAGAAAAGACAGATTTAAAACAAATAAAAGAAAAGTTTTTAACAGGTAACAATCTCAAAGCTTTCAAAGAACAACTAAAAGCTACAGAAAAAAGATTTGCCATACAACAAGCTAAACCTAAAATGTCCAAAGAATTTCAAGAGTGGACAAGTCCATTAACAGGAAATATAAGAGTACAATTTCAAATACTCAATGAAGGGAAAGGGGTAGCTTTTGATAGGTATATGGTCAGTCAACATTTTAAAAATGCTGGAGGACTTAATTTAGGCTTTACAAATACAAACTACTCCATTGTTCATACTCAATTAACAACACAGTCAAAGAAAATTAATTTAAATCTTGCAAAGAAAATGAAAGCAAGTGCAACAAAAACTTTAGATAATAATGCTTTACTACATAATCGTGGTTATGACTTTGCAAGACAAAATAATTTAAAAGAGATATGGGCAACTTCACAGCCTATGTCTGACGATATGCAGTGGTTTTCAACATTTATCCATGAAACAGGACATCAAGTACATTTTCAATCTGGGGCAAACACATTAGGCAGACAGTTTCAAAAACTTAAAGGAATGACTTTTACCTCTGAATATAGTAGAAAGAACACCTTTGAACAATTTGCTGAAGGGTTTACAATGTATATATTGAACCCAGAGGGTTTACAAAAAAATGCACCTCGACTCTATAATTGGATAGACGAGGCTATTGACCTTGCAATCAAAGAAGCATGAACGCAACTGAAGCACTACAACTTTCTAAAGAATTTCCAAAAAATAGGACTGTGCCTAGACGTATTTTTGATGCAATGCAAAAAACAAGGGGCGAAGAAAGATATAAATTTAAATGGATTGTTGAAGGTCTTTATAGAGACGCAAAAAAGATAGAGGATTTTAATTTACTTGGTAAATACTTTGGAGACTGATGCCACTTAAAAAAGGCAAATCGCAAAAGACTATCTCTGGCAACATACGTTTGCTGATGAAAGAGGGCAAGACATTAAAACAAGCTCAAGCAATAGCTTTATCAACTGCTAAAAAACGCAAAAGGAAGTAATATAAAGACAGCTACTTTTATTGTCATGCCTTCACACTATGGATCAATGAAGCCCAAAGGA